TTAATCTGTGGCCACAACTGCTCAACTACAAATGGTTGGAGCGGTGGCGGCCTGTTTATGATGAAGGGTACCAATTACTATTTGGCAGGAATTCATACTGGCGCTTACGGCGCGAACAACTCGTTCATTGACGTCGCCCCCATCATCTCCTACCTTGCCGAAGATATTCATATGAAAGAATCGGCTATCCGGAAACAACCTAAGTACGATTACGGGGGTGGGAGAAACAACCGCGACACGCGGGCTGCGCAACAGATCAAATCTGATTTCATACGATTTGGAGGCGAGAGACAGTCTAAGGAGAGATCGATTGAACAAATTAGTTCTCAATCAAACCCCGCATCACTCACCTCCGACGTATCTTTGGAAAGGGCTAAAGACCCCAGTACGGTTACGGATTTCTCACCCTCCTCGCAAGCGAAGGCCGCGGGGGGGGACACGGCCAACCCAGAAAAGAAGAAGAAACGCAGGAACAAGAAGAAGGCCCTATGCCTTGGATTGATCTCATCAGAAACGAAATCTGAGGTCTCAATCGAAGTTACACCAACGACGGAGACCACCGATACGATTCCTTTGATACCGCTGCCAATTACATCTTCGAAGAAGAAAGGGAAGGGCGTTTCGGCGGAAAGTACGTCGGAACCGCAGCCGGCTTTACTGCACCACAGCGAGCCCCAAAAGGAAACCCCGAAGTCCGTGAGCTTTTCAAAAGAGAGTTCCCAGACATCGAAAAAGAACACCATTATCCCGGTTATGACCTTACGTCAGTCGAAAGAAGCCTTGGCAACTACCACGACGGAGGAAAGTACCCAGGAGTTCTATTTCCTGGAGAATCAGGCAGAATCGCGGCGGAAGCAGTTGCTGAAGCTTATGTCGAAGGAGGAGTTCAATGGTCTTTCTTTACCAGAGAGACAAGCAATACTGAAACTTTCGAATTCGACCTTGATGAAGCTGTCAAAGTCGCAAAGTCTGAAATCAATCTCCAAAGCGGACCAGGATTCCCATACCGCCTCAACTACAGGTCAAACAAGACCCTATTTCTTGATGCGTGGGGGGAAATCGAAGTCCGTTCTAAAGAGAGGATAAGGTCTATCCTATTTGATCTTCACGACTTTGAGTATTATTCTAACAACGCAATCGAATGGGTGATAAATAGGTTGAGAGATCCCGATAGGATTTTTCCCAAAGCTCAAGCGAACCCCTCGCGAAAACCGGACCCACGTATCATAGCTAACGCCAGCGTGGTTGACCAGATAGTAACGAGGGTTCTTCTTGGCGCTTTCACTTATGCCGAGGGTCGAGCTTATCCAAAACTCCCCACGAAGAAAGGATTGGGTTTTTCCCGAGAACATGCTGCCCTCATAGGCGAGTGTTATTCAGTTAACAGCTTGAACGCTGGTTCACCAGCGATCGCTAGTGACGTTGAAGGTTGGGAAAAGAATTTTACTCAGTGCCTAGCCGACGGCACGGCCATCGTGGCCAAAAAGTGTTGCACGACTACCTCACCCTTGGTAGATAGGGCTCTTGATTGGTGGAGACTCTCACTCCTATCGAATGTTTACATTCTTGATAATGGTGTGATGATTGACTTCGCCGACAAAAGAGTTCAACGTAGTGGTAATTTATTAACCACAACAGCCAATGGAATAGGTCGTTCTATGTGCGCTAAACACGTCGGTAGTGTGCCTATGACCATGGGGGACGACTGTCTCGAGTGGAACGCCCTCAACAAGGATGACCTTCTTAAAAGTTATTCCGAAGTTAGGCTGCCCGTTAGAGACGTTGATGTTATGGGCAACGAGTCTTTTCTATTTTGCTCGCATAGGTTTGAGAAGCAAGGTGGTATTTGGGTTGTGTGGTTGGAAACATGGCAGCGTATGCTGTATGAAAGTTCCTTTTCGAAGTTGAACGATTCTTCCACCAATCTGAATTGGGA